CTCTACTTATGTTTCCACCACTATGGCCTTGGTTACACGCTGGGGAGAAACCAATAGACAAACCAAAATATATACTAGGGAGTTATTTACATTATGTCTAAACTACTAAATCACTTAGGAGAACCAATCAAAAGTGAGGTTGATGAATCCAAGTTACCAACAGCAGAACAAATAATGCAAGACCCCATTACAAAAAAGTTTGTGTTTCTAAATAGTGATGCTTATCCAAACCAGACTTGTATTGGTCTTACATCTGAAACTGATTATCATGGAGTTGTATATAAGTATGGCGAAGTTACTATTCCAGATGAATCTAAATTAAAAGAGAATGAACACTTGAATTTAAAGTTCAAGTATGATATACTAGAGAATAATGGGATTCCAAAAGAAAAGTTTGGAGATGAATTTTTTAAATTAATTGGTGATATACTTTATCATATCATCATTGCACAATCAGAGGTAGGATATGACACAAACGATAGAACGAACAACGCTGAGCAACCTAGTATTCAATGAAGAATATTGTAGAAAAGTATTACCTTTTATCAAGCCAGATTACTTTGATATCAAAGAAGAACGAGTTGTATTCAATGAGATTGTAAACTTTGTTGAAAAATACAAAAGAATGCCTTCACAAATATCTCTAGAGATTGAAGTGGATTCTAGAAAAGACTTAACTGAAGACCAACATAAAAATATTGTGGAGATTATCAAGACACTTGACTCTACCGAAGTAGATATGGAATGGTTAGTTGATACTACGGAAAAGTTCTGTAAAGACAAAGCTATCTATAATGCAATTGTAGATGGTATCTCTATCATTGATGGTAAAGATAAAAATCGTGGTGCAGATGCAATACCAAATATTCTGACAGATGCACTTGCTGTTTGTTTCGACAATGCAGTCGGTCACGATTACTTTGACGATAGTGAAAAACGATTTGATTTCTATCATAAAGTAGAAGAGCGGATTCCTTTTGACCTAGACTTCTTTAACAAAATTACTAAAGGTGGTCTTCCGACAAAGACTTTGAATATTGCACTTGCTGGTACTGGTGTTGGTAAATCATTGTTTATGTGCCATATGGCTGCAAACTGTTTATCACAAGGTAAGAATGTATTGTACATTACTTTAGAGATGGCAGAAGAACGTATCGCAGAACGTATTGATGCAAACCTTATGAATATCTCTATGGAAGATTTGCATGACTTACCTAAAAAGATGTTTGACAGTAAAATTGAAAGTATCGCAAAGAAAACAAATGGTAAACTTATCATCAAAGAATATCCTACTGCATCTGCTCACTCTGCACACTTTCGTGGATTGATAAAAGAACTTGCAATCAAGAGAAGTTTCAAACCAGATATGATATTCATTGACTATCTAAATATCTGTGCATCTTCAAGACTCAAAGGAGCAACTAATGTTAACTCTTACACATATATTAAATCGATTGCAGAAGAACTTAGAGGACTCGCCGTTGAGTGTGATGTTCCAATCATGTCTGCGACACAAACAACGAGAAGTGGATTCACCTCGTCAGACCTCGGCCTTGAGGACACATCTGAATCGTTTGGGTTGCCTGCGACAGCAGACTTTATGTTCGCACTTATCTCGAATGAGGAACTTGAGGGATTAAATCAAATTGTTGTAAAACAATTAAAGAACAGATACAATGACCCTACTGTCAACAAAAGATTTGTTTTAGGTATTGACAGAAGTAAGATGAGGTTATATGATTGTCAGCAGAAAGAACAAGAGGACTTGGTGGATAGTGGACAGACTCCAGTATTTGATAATACTGACTTTGGTGGTAACAACAAGTTTCTAAAAAAGAATCTAGAGATGTTGAAAGAACCAAACTATGAGGACTTTAAAGTATGAGTATTGTAAACAAGATAAAAAGTAAACCTTACAAATCCTCTAATGTTCATATGTTTAATATAAAGATTCCTATTGTACAAAAAGTTCTAGACATATACACACCAGAGGAAACTGAAACTCTTGCTAACTATATTGTTGGTTTAGGTGATGTACAGAAAAAGAAAACAAATGTTAAAGCTCCCATGTCTGATTGGCATCTAAATGAAGACCATCCTCTTGTAGATAGATTATGTAAAAAAGTTTTAGACATTATCTCATTGACTTCAAATGAGGAAACTAACTTTAATGCACCTAGATTTTATATACGAAGATGTTGGGGTGCATCTTATGGTAAAGGCGATTGGACTAAAGTACACAATCATGGTGCAAGTGCTTTTGGTTGGTGTTACTATGTTCGTATGCCGAAAGGTGCATCTCCAATTTGTTTTCCAGAAGCAGACTTAACTATTCACCCTAAAGAGGGAGAGGTCATTATCTTTCCTGGCATAGTGGAACACTCTGTTCCCCCATCTGATATCGAAGAAAAACGAATCATGATTGCGAGTAACGTAGGTATCAAATAGAAACACTCTCTCCATAGCTCAGTTGGAATAGAGCAACAGTCTTCTAAACTGTGGGTCGCAAGTTCGAGTCTTGCTGGAGAGGCCAATACGCCTCCTTGATGGAAATGGTAGACATAACAGACTTAAAATCTGTGGCTTTATAGCGTACTGGTTCGAGTCCAGTAGGAGGCACCAAATTCTAATTTGTATAAATAAAATTTCCACATATACAAAGGAGATATAAACTGGTCAAATATAGAGTTTGCTCTAAGCAAGTTCTTCACGAAGATTTGAAATTAGTTGAAGCCCGAAAAGTAATATCCAAATTAAATAAAGATAATGAAAACGAAGAACTAGTGTACGAGCTAGAAAAATATAAAGTCGAACAACCTAAAAAAATTAAAACAGTTTGGGTAAAGGATAAGGATTGTCCAAACCTTAGAGTGCCTACAAGAAAGAGAGTCTAGACTTCCCTTATAAATAACACAGTAAGGAGTCTAACTATGTCTGAAAATTATTTTATGGGTCTTGATGGCTTTGTTTGGTTTACTGGAGTCGTTGAAGATAGAAATGACCCAGATGCTTTAGGTCGTGTTCGTGTACGTTGTCTTGGATTTCATACAGAAGATTTAAATGACATTCCCACAAAAGACTTGCCGTGGGCAACAGTCATGCACCCAGTTACAGACCCATCTATGCAAGGGTTGGGTAACACTCCATCTTTTCTAGTTGAGGGTTCTTGGGTAATAGGTTTCTTTTCAGATGCAAGAGAAAAACAACAACCTATTATTATGGGAACTTTGCCAGGCAAACCAACAAATACTTCAGACCCATCAAAGGGTTTTAACGACCCTCGTGGCGCTGGTTCTATCCAAGACTATTATGCTGGAACTCCGACATATGGGCCTTATCCACTTAGTCGTAAATTAAAAGAACCAGATACTAATCGTCTTGCAAGAGGTGAGATGTCTGAAAAACATTTACAACTACGAAAAAGAAGAAAGAACAGACAGACAGGAATACAGACTGCAACTCAACCATTTCTTTCTACAGTATCAGATGAGGCAGTTCAAGAGGATCGTGGAAGTTTTGATGAACCTCACCCAAAAGATGTAGATTATAATTCTGTTGATAATGAATTTGAAGGAATTTATCGTTCTGGGCTTTATCCCTACAATCATGTATTTGAATCTGAATGTGGTCATATCACAGAAGTAGATGATACGCCTGGAGCAGAAAGAACTTTTCGACAACATAAAACTGGAACATATGAAGAAGTAATTGCTGATGGAACTAAGACTACTAAGGTAATTGGTAACAACTTTGAAATCATTATGAATGATTCAAATGTATATGTTGGTGGTAATGTTAATCTTACAATCGGTGGAACTGTAAGACATCTTGTAAAAGGAGATTATCATTTAGAAGTAGAAGGAAATTACACACAAAAGATACATAAGAATATGAGAACAAAGATTGGTGCTGGGGAAATAGGTGGTAATCTTGAAGAAGAAATAAAAGGAACACACTCTTTTAATATCAGTCAAGCTGTAAAAGGTCGTATTGGTGAAGATGTCAATGTAACTACAGAGGGTGATGAAACAAGAATCAATAATGGTAAATTTGATTTAGTTGCAAAGAGTGATATCTCTGCAATCACTACTGGTGGTAAAATGTTATTAAATGCAAGTGGTAATGTTTCAATAGATACTGTGTCTGGTATTATGGCACTTAAATCTGGTACAACATTAAATATGAAGTCTGCACAAAAGATGACTATTACTTCAGAGGCAGATATTGATATGGACTCAACAACCGAAACAGATATAACAGCAGGAACATTGATGGACTTAAATGCTGGAAGTGAAATTGATGCAGATGCTCCAACAATTAATTTAAACTAAGATGAACGGAACATTTATTATAAAAGAGGGAAACGAACTTATTACATACACAAAGTATGAAGACATACCAATCGTATTTGACCATGTTATAAAGTTTGATCCAGATTGGCCTGAAGGCCCACATACAGATGAGGAACATGAATACATGGAAACTTTCAATGGTAAGTTGCAAGAGTTAATGAAAAGGGAGAGAACATATGCCAGCAGTAACTAGAATTGGAGATGCAGATGTAGCACATTGTTCTGGTATGACAAGAGCTGCTGGTTCTAGTAATGTGTTTGTAAATGGTATTGGTGTAAGTAGACAAGGTGATAATAATACAGGGCATAAATTACCAGGCGATCCTTGTCCATCTCATTCAGCACCAATTGCATCTGGTTCTTCTACAGTAAAAGTTAATGGTGTTGGTTGTGGTAGAGTTGGTGATGGAATAAGTGGTTGTACTTCTGTCGCAGCTGGTTCATCAAATGTTTTTGCTGGAGGGTAAGTATGGCAGATTTTAAAACTCCAAATCTATGTGGTGCAAATGAATCACTCAATACTGCATTGTCAAAGATTGATGATATAAAGGCAGAGATTGAATCTAAATTAGATTCTGCTGCATCTGAAGCTGCAGCTGCGTTTGAGACTGCACAGGCAGATATTAAGGCAGGACTTGATGCACTTGCAGTAGATTTACCAGAAGCAAAACCTGTTAATCTTCAATCAGAAATAACAAGTCTTATTAATGATGTAGATAGAACAACAGCAGAGGGTATTGCATCTTTTAATGCAAAAGTTGCTGAACTAAAAAAAGATTTTGGTGGAGCACTTGGTGATAAAGGTTTAGACTTAGATAAACTTATTGATGAGGGAACTACAAAGTTAGGTAAAGATATTAGTGCAGCAACAGATTTTTTAACTGGTACTGGTGAGGGTTCACTAACTGGTGAATTGACTTCTGCGTTTGGATTAAGTGGGGAATCTGTAAACTTATCTTCTGGTGGAGGAATTGCTGGTGTGTCTGGAAATATTTCAGAATATATTGCACCTACAACAACTGCAACTGGTGGAAATCTTTGTGACCTTATTCCTAATCTAGAAATACCAGCAGACGTTGCTGGAACTGGAGTTACCACAAAGGAAATAGAGGATAGAGTCAGTAATGCAACGACACTAACTTTATCTGAAACACCTAAAGAAATTTTATCTGTACAAGGTAAAAAAACTACTCAATCTTTTTTTACGAATATTCAGTACAAACAAAATGGTAAGATTATTGTTCCAAGTGCAACTGGAACTTATGATACAATTAAAGCGACATATACTGTAGACCTTATAAAAGAAAAACCTATCGCTGCAAAACAAGCAGATGTTCCAGCAGAGACAGAAGAAGTTTCTATTGTTACAACAAATACAGCTGCAAAAGATACTTCATTTGAGGGTCTTATTGCAAAATTTAGAAAAGATATTGAATCTGCATCAGCAAATAAAGATATAAGTAAAGATATAGCAAATATTAATACTGCTCTTGCCTCTATTGGTTCTCCAGAGTTTAAAGCAAAACAGGAAAAAGATTTTGCAACTTGGCAAACAGAATATAAAAAATTAAAAGCAGACCCACTTAACTATAAACCAGTAGTAACTAAAACTGGGGAGAGTGTCAAAGCAACAACTATAGAAACTGCAATTACAAAAGAAACAAAAACAGATAAAGATGGATTTACTTATACTGAAACAAAAAGAGTAACTTCTTCTGATGCTGGTTTAACTCATAGAACGAAAGATAATTTTATTGACTTAGTAAAGATTGATACAGCAAAAGAAGTTTTAGCTGGATTAGATTCAACAAAGTATCCAGATTGGTATGAAACAATACAAGAGGTAATAGAATTTTATGATCCAGCAACAAATATAGCTGAAATTGATTTAAATCCATATAATCAACCTATATTGAATATTACTTCTTTTGAATATGTAAGTATTTTACGAAAAGGTTTAGTAGACCCAGTAACAAGAGTGGTTCAACCATCTGGTATTGTTGAAGAAGAATTAGAAACCATTAGTAATAAAACAAGACAATCAACAACATACTATCGTTATGCACTTGGTAATAAACTTAAATTTGAAAATATAGCTGGTTTACCATTAGACCCATTTACAGACCCAGATATATTTGCCATAACAATTAGTTATAAAACAATGGATAAAATTGATCCAAATTATAGTGGTTAGTCGTTATAAATAAAAGATAAACTAGGAGTCCATACGAATGGCACAATATGATGCTCAATCAAATAATAATTCTAATAGGAATGTTAGACAATATACTGATTTAGATTTATTCTTTGGTAAGAAGTCTTCTAACTCTGATGTCCAAGAAATAACAGATGTTAAAGCTGTGAAGCGTTCTATTCGTAATCTTGTTTTACTTAATCATTATGAAAAACCTTTTCACCCAGAGATTGCATCTGGTGTTAGAGATATGTTATTTGAAAATATGACTCCAGTAACAGCAGTTATACTTGCAAGAAAGATTGAAGATGTTATTCAGAACTTTGAACCAAGAGCTAGATTGATATCTGTAACTGCATTACCAAATTTAGATAGGAATGAATACGAAGTATCAATAGAATTTTATGTTGTCAATCAACCCACAGAATTAGTTGACTTGACAATCATGTTAGAGAGAGTACGATAATGGCAGTTAATAATAGAAGACTTAGAGTTACAGAACTTGACTTTGATAATATAAAAAGCAATCTGAAAACTTTTCTAAAGAACCAAACTCAATTTAAAGATTATGATTTTGAAGGTTCTGGTATGAATATTCTTCTTGACACCCTTGCATACAACACTCATTATATGGGTTACAATGCAAACATGGTTGCAAACGAAATGTTTTTAGATAGTGCATCTCTTAGGTCAAGTGTTGTATCTCATGCAAAGTCATTAGGTTATGAAGTAACTTCTGCAAGAGCTTCAACTGCAATATTAAATATTAATCTTTCTACTGATGCTGCTTTTAAAACAATGCCTGCTGGTACTGCATTTTCTACAAGTGTAGATGGAACAGATTATCAGTTTGTAACAGTATCAGATGTTACTTCCTCTAATGTAGGAAACAATATTTCATTTGACAGTACATCAGTTTACGAGGGAACTTATATTACAACAAAATATCTTGTTGATACTTCTGATGTGGATCAAAGATTTATTTTAACAGACCCAGCAACAGACACAACCACACTCTCTGTAAAAGTTCAAGCGTCTGGAACAGACACTACAACAACAACATACACAAAGGCAACTGACATATCACAACTCACAGGTGCAAGTACAGTTTACTATTTACAAGAAATAGAAGCAGGAAAGTTTGAAGTCTACTTTGGAGATGGTGTAATAAGTTCAGGTATATCAGATGGTAACATTGTTACACTACAATACGTTGTTACAAATAAAACTGCTGCAAATGGTGCTTCTACTTTCTCTGCTCCATCTACTATTGATGGTGTTACCAATATTACTGTTACTACTGTTGCATCTGCAATTGGTGGTGCAGAACCAGAAACTATTAACTCAATAAAATTAAACGCACCCCTTGATTATTCTGCACAAGGTCGTGCAGTTACAACTTCAGACTATGAAGTCTATGTTAAGAAGTTGTTTGCAAATACACAAGCTGTTTCAGTTTGGGGTGGGGAAGATGGTAGTTATGATTCAAGTACAGGAGTGAGTTCTAATCCAGAATATGGTAAAGTTTTTATTTCAATCAAATCTACTACTGGACAAAACTTAACTTCAGTACAAAAATCAAACTTAGTATCTGCACTTAGTCCATACAAGGTAGCATCTATTACTCCTGTGATTGTTGATACAGAAACTACTAATCTTATATTAAAGTCAACTGTACAATACGACTCATCATCTACATCTAGTTCATCTACAGAAATTGCTTCTTTAGTTACAACCACTATTACAGATTATAATAGTTCAGATTTACAAACTTTTAATTCTCCATTTAGACATTCAAAACTATTAGGTTTAATAGATGCTACAGACACATCAATTTTAAATAGTACTGTAACAGTTACACTAGGAAAACTATTTACTCCTACATTAAATACATCAGCTTCTTATACTCTTAACTTTAGTAATCCACTTTATAATCCACATTCTGGACACAATGCAACTGCTGGTGGTATTATTGCTTCAACTGGATTTTACTTGGGTGGTGTGACATCTACAGAATATTTCTTTGATGATGATGGTACTGGAAATCTTAGAATTTATTATCTTGTGTCTGCTGTAAGAACATATTTTGATTCTGCAGCTGGAACTGTGGACTATACNAATGGTANTGTAAAAATNAANTCTCTTACTATGACAGGTNTTGGAAATGTNGATGNTNNTNNNTCTACACAAATTCGTTTAACTGCCATACCNAGTTCNTATGATATTGTTCCAGTAAGAAATCAAATACTTGAAATAGATATGACTAATACTTCTGTNACTGCAAGNGTTGATGCAACTGCAACNACTGGTGTAGGTTANACCACAACACAGACTGCATCTGGTGCTTCTNCAACTACAGTATCAACTGCAACNTCTACCACAACAAGTTCGGCGTATTAATAAATGGCAGACCAGAAATCAAAATTTCTTANNAAAGTATCTCCACTNATTGAAGGTCAAGTNCCTGANTTTGTTCAGGCCGACCACCCAGTATTTGTAGACTTTGTAAAAGATTATTTTTCTTTCCTTGAGGCTGGTCGTTTAACTATTACTCAAACTATTAATTATATAACCCTAGAAACAAATACTTCTGCATATATCATTGATGAACAAGACGAAGAAAGAATTGTTACAGAAAAAGGTGAGGGTACATTAAGTAAGTTTGTAAATGGAGAAACGATTACTGGATTAATCTCTGGTGCAACTGCAACTATTCTTGTTGAAGATTCTAGAAACAAATATCTTTACATTACTGGACAACAACTTTTTCAAACTGGGGAGATAGTCACAGGAACAACATCTGGTTCTACTGCAACCATAGATGAGTATCGTGGTAATCCTATTCAGAATATTCAACAGATGCTTGAATATGCAAATGTAGATAATACACTCTTTGATTTCTTAGACCAAATGCGTGATTCATTTATGGAAGCAATTCCAAATAATCTAGCAGATGGTCTTGATAAAAGAAATCTAATCAAAAATATCAAAGACTTATATGCAGCCAAAGGAACATCTGAAGGTCATAAACTTTTTATGAGATTGTTACTTGGAGAAGAAGGTACAATCTTTTATCCAAACATTTATATGATGAAACCATCTGCTGGTGAGTGGGGTCAAAAGACTACAATCAGAGTTACACCTATCGGTGTGGTTTCTGGAGAAGAACTGGTCAACCAAATTATAACTGGTGGAACGTCTGGTGCAACTGCAACAGTTATTAGTTCTCTTACAACACAACAATCAAATACATCTGCCACATTCAATGACTCTGTTACTATATTAGAGATAGTTCCTATTGATGGTACGTTTACTGAAACAGAAATCATCACAGGTATTTCGTCTACTAGAGATGTGAATATTACATTTACTGTGCAGTCTTTTGTTACATCTACCACAGTTACTAATGATGGTATTCTTCATACCGACCAAGAGGTGGTTACAGTAGAAGCCGTAGGTAATGAAAATGCATCTATTATCGTTGATGGTATTACTGGTGGTTCTGTAAGTGAAGTTATCGTAGATGATGTTGGTACTCTTTATGAAGAAGGCGATATAGTAACATTTACTTCTGACTCTACTGATACAGATATTTCAACTGCAACTGGTTTTGTAAGTATGGTCGGTGGTGGTATTCAATTAGAAGATAGTAGCACAGATAGACTTAGTATAGAAACTGCAACAGTATCAAGGTTTGAACCTTTTGAGATTTTACTTGAGGACATTCAAAGTGATAAGTTTGTTGGAGATGGAACTACACTTGAGTTCACTCTCGTTAATACCTCTGCAACCACAGATGATTTAACTGTTACAATAGATAACGTAATCGTAAAACCTACTGCGAATGATGGAACAACAGTATTCACACTAAGTGGTTCTAAGATTACATTTACTCTTGTCAATGTTCCAGTGGTCGGAGCTCAGATATTTGTTTATTCTAATAACGATAAAATAGTATTAAACGGAACAGATGCTAATGGCACAAATGCAAATCATAGTATACTTACTGAAGAAGAAGAAGAAGTAGTTGACACATATCAAACACCTACAGATAGTATTGTTTTAGAGAACGCAACATTTACAACTGAAGCAGAAGCAGGTCAGATTATAAAAGTATTTGTTAATGGTGGTGGTGGTTATACTAAACTACCAACAGTTGCAATAACTGAAACTACATCTGGTACTGGTGCAAAACTTATTGCAACCACAACTGATATTGGTTCTGCAAAATCATTTGCAATTTTAGATGGTGGATTAAGATACACAAATACAAATCCACCAGACATAGAACCTACTGCTCACTTTGTGTTGAAAGATGTTTCTGGAACTTTTGCAGCTGGAGCAACTCTAACAAGTCATACTGGAACTATTAAGAGTTGGGATACTTCTACTCAAGTTCTTGATACTAGTTTTGCAGACGTTGTAAGATTAGAACAAGAGAGTGATGGGTCTACAAATAATCAAGGTATAGAACTAGAACAAGGTACAGAATTAGAAATACCAGATAGTGTTCTCTTGGAACAAGAACAAGACTTTGATGATGGTGAGGGAATTATTTTAGATGGTACTGGAACATTTACTCCATCTCCACAAACTTTTACATTTAAAGTTAAAGTAGAATATGATTTAGATTTAGAACAAAACGTATTTGTTATCAACAATGAGAAACAACCAGCATTAGTACTATACGAAGATAGTACTTATTATTTTGATTTATCTGACTCAAGTTTATATGGTACAACGAGTTTACTTAATCATCAACTTAAATTTTCTGAAACAATTGATGGTATACACAGAAGTGGTACTGCATATACTGATGGAGTTACAACATCTAATGCAACGATTGATATAGGAACTGCTGGTGCATATATTCAAATTGTTGTTGGTGCTTCTGCTGGTAGACTATATTATTATTGTGCAAATCATTCTGGTATGGGTGGAGTCATTGATACACCAGCTCATGTTCCTATAGTTCTTGATGTTGGTAGTAATTTAATATTAGATGGTACAGATAGAATAGATGCATTTGTTTTACAAGAGAGTGGAACTGTCGGTAATGCAACTGATAGAATACAACTAGAAGATAATAGTTTCGTACTCTCTGAAGATTTTAATTTAGAACTAAGCAAACAAACACAATCTCTTACTGCAAATGGTAGATTACTCATTGATAGATATCGTGAAATCTTTGATGGAGATAATCAATTCTTACTTATTGATGGAACAGATAGTTCTGGTTCTGATGCTGGGTCAAGAGTTGCAAACGAAACCTTTGGTAATAATCTTATCACAGAAGAAGATGCACAAGATGGTTTACTACTGGAAGATGATACTCTTACTGGACAAATAACTTTAGATGGTACTGACAGTACTTCTGTAGATGCTGATGACCACATTGTGAACGAAAGTGGTATAGACTTTTCAAATCGTGATGTTACTATCACGGATTCTTCTGGTGCG